CGTGTTATCAAAATCATCATCATTTAATATAAAGTTTTCTAAATTAAGCGCGTAATTTTGAAAAGTTTGTGCAAAGTGACGATTGGCATTATCGTCGGGTAGTGTATCACTATAGTTTGGCGCTGATGAGTTTCCACCAACAGGTCCACCTTCAAATAGATTACTAAATTGAATATAATTATTAGTACTACCAGGTGATGGCTCAGCAACAACTGGAATATCTAAAAGCGCAAATTTTGAATACTCAAAAACAACATCAGGGTTATAATAAGCACGAGTAAGATCTCTAGCAGCGCTAGAAAAAGCATACATAGTACCACCCTGTTCTTGCGGTATTCTTATTAATGGTGTAGCCATTTAATTTTTATTATTTTTTATTAGAATGTAAGAGTACAGTTAACATCAGAGATTAAATACCATAATCCGTTATAGTATCTCATTGTTAAAGTACCGTTAGGTAATATTGTTGCAGCCGTTGGTCCAGCGATGTTATTAACATCTAATTGAACATTTGATCCGTCTGCTATAATAGTAACCTCTTGTCCATCATCTCCTGCTGGAAATACTAAAGGCTGTGCTAATCCAGATGCATCTAAAAGATACGTAGATTTTTCATAGTTACCTGCTGTTGGTACTGCAGAAACTGCAGCAACAGAGTGTCTTAATCCTCCTTCTAATATTAATGTGTTTTCTAAAGTAACTGGTAAAGACGCTGTTATATTTGATGTGTTAACTACAAATAAGTTAGATCCTCCGTTAGTTAAGTTAAGTTCTGAAGCGCTAACAGATCCTGTTAATGCTAAAGATTGAGTTTGAACGTTCAATAAACCTGTAACCTGATCTAAGTTATCGTCTAGAGACGAAAAGTTGTCGTTGATTAAGATTCTTGAAGACGCTAAACTGTCTGTTCCTAAAATTGTTGTGATACTTGCCATTTTAAATTATTTTTAAAATATTTTTTGTTATTGAATTTTTATTGCCATTTGAATCAGTTAAATCTAAATTAATTGTATAATATCCTTTATGTTTTAACAAATAAGTTAATCTCTGATTACTATAATATATATCCTCGATATTTAATGTATTATTAACCAATTTCCATTCTGATTTTACGACCCCTGGCATGTTGGTTAAATCATATGAAAATGTGACATGATTTAATAAATTTAGCTCAGCTAAGTTGTTGATTATATATGTATCATCAAACCCTGGGTTGTAACTTGTAAAGTTAATTTTTTGATCTATAAGTCCTCCGATTGGATTACTAAAAGATACTGTTTTAAAATCATGAGTTCGTGCCGGTTCTTTACCAACTGCTAATATATAAGGACAAACGTCCTGTCCTAAAGATCCATTCCCAGTTACTAAATTACCATCAGTGTCTACTAGGATAGCATTATAATTAAATTTAGAAATTATAGGATATATTAAAGGATCTACATTGTTTAACTCGTCAGCGACTGCTTCCCATGCTAGTACATCAGCTGCGTCAGATGGATACGTTGATTGAATTGCGTATGAATCTGTATTTATTGTCCCAAACCCAGCAGTTTGCTCAATTACTAAATCAGTTCCTTGAGAATATCCATCTGAATTTGCTATCTTAATCTGAAATGAAGAATTTATATCTGATCCTATTCTTGTCATTTTCCAAGTAGTTTCAGGACCGTCTTCCCATGTTTGAGTTTCCAAATCTCCCCATTGATATGGTCCTGGTGTTTCGTTAAAACCAGTTGCTTGATTAGGATCTATGTATCTCCTAACAGTAGAATGTGGAGTTCCATTGTCTTTATCGTCTGACATATAATTGGCTCTATCCATTGTTAAATAAAGAGTACTTATAGTATCTGATACTGGCATTAGGTTTTCTCTAGACCAATCCCAACTACTTCCAGTTTTATTCCATTGATATGTATACTCATTCCAATTTAATTTCTTAGTAGCTCTTTGAGTTAATCCATATACTTCAACATTTTTATTCAATACTTCAATCCATTCTTTATGAATTCTAGTAGAACGTACATTGTATAAATCATGTAAATGTGCTTCAACAGTATATTTACCAGCGTATGGTAAAGTCATTGGAAAATGATTCCATTCGTAAACAGGTCCTCTAAAAGATTTATCATATCCTCTAGGTCCTAGTAAATGCCATTCAATTTCATAAACTCCTCTATGCCACCAGTTTTCCCAAGTTAAAAGATGATTACCAGTATCCGTTGCGTCTTCCCATGTAAATTCAGCAAAATCCCATGAATCTTCTAATCCTCTTTCAACATGAAAAGATACTGGAGCTCCAATTGGGATTCCATCTAAAGTATTAAAAGTGTCCTTGCTTAAATCATAATAATTTCTATAAAAAGTTTCTATAGATTCGCATATTTCTAATTTATCTGAAGCCGGTATACTATTAAAGTCTTGATTAAATCCTGTAAGTCTATAATCTACTTTACGTAAATCTTCAATGTAAACATTTCTAAGAGCTGGTACTTTTTCAGGCACAAACTCAATTCCAGCGTTTTGATCTTTAATATTATGTTGGTTATTCCAAACGTTTTGATTAAATTGAGAAAAGTAATCTCCTTCTCCTGTGATATCGACTATCTTAGCCTGTAATGGTAAATAATCTTTTTGAAGTTTATTTTTTAAACCATATAATTTTACTAAAACTTCATCTGGAGAATAATCTAAAGCTTCTTTAACCTTAGGAATATCCCATTGATCTAATTCTCCAGTTGCGTTGTTTAATCTGTATACTAAAGAAAATCTAGATGTTTTCTTCTGATTAGAGTTAGGAAGATCCGTTGTTTTATTTTTGTCAGCTAAAAACCCTGTAACTTCCTGATTAGGAACTGCTACTGCTTTTAATTTTCCAAAATTCTCGCTCTGTTCGTTTATATTTAACCAATATTCTTTTAACGTAATTTTATCATATCCGAAGAAATCAATAGCACGTAAAAGAGCTTTATAAGTCCCTATAAAGGGTTTAATAGAAGAAGCCTGTAATAATAGTTCTTTTCTCTTTTGGTTTAGTAGAATGTGGTCAGGTGATTGCTCGCTAATGTTTGAGTCTCTAAATATAAAATAATCTAAATCACCTAAATTCATTCCGATGTTAGTTAATAAAGTCTTAAGTCTTTCGTCTTCAGCCTCAACTTCACCGTATATTTTAATGTTTGCTATTTCTCTAGTTTCAACTCCATCAACAACCTCAACAATACTTAAAGGTTTTATATGAAATCCTTCTTCTTCTGAATTTAAAGCAACTCGACATGTAATTGGCTTTGCTTGTAAATTTGCAGTGACTACTTTTTTATCTCCTGATGTTGAAGTAGATGTTGTTGAAGATAAAATAGGTTCTGATTGAAATAAGTCTTTTTTAACTATAAGCTCTCCATTATCTGATTGTGCGCTATATAGAAAAACGTCTTCGCTAGAATTATAGTCTTTTTCAAATTTAAATTTAAATGCAACATCTCCTATTGATTCTGCAATTGGAGTTACATAAAGATCTTCAAATAAAGGTCCTTCTACATTTTCTAAAACGTGTAACGTTAGAGTTTCATATAGCCCTGCAGAAACTAATGGTAAATATACAACACCCTGCCATATATCTAATTCATCATTGTAAATTAAATTAAGGTCATTAGAATCGTTATCGTAAAATCTTAGATTTTTATATGTCATTATCTAAATTTTTTGTAATCTTTTTTTGTTGTAAACGATTTAAATCCTTTTAAATACGTTACTGCGTTTACTAAATCAGTTAATGCCTTTTGAATTAATACTATAAAATCATTCATCGTATTATTTCTAATAATATATGCAGATAAAGAACCTCTTAAAATATTTTCACTGAAGTCATTTCCTAAATTTTTTCTAGAATCTACTGCAGATTTACGTACTTCGTAATTTCTCTTTTGTCTACTTTTAAATAAATTTTGAATAGGTGAATTTGCCATTATAGTGCTTTTCTATTTTTAGCCTGTATCTGTGCGAATATTGTATTCTTTACAGCAGGTTCATCAAAGTAAATAGATAGTGCTGCCATTTCGCCAAGCTTAGCGTCATCTAATACTTCAACACCGTCTCTATCTTGCCAACCTCCTCTAAACAATGCAACTTCTTGAGATTCTAAAATAATATCACCAAATGAATCTAAGTTAATAACTTCTTCTGGTAATGCAGCATTAGGTTCAAAATCAACTCTCTGAGTTGTTACAGTTCTTTTAAAGAAAACGTATTTAGATTTACCATTTCCAATATCTTCTAATACCGGCGTTGATGGAGTTACTGTTACTTTTTCTAAAGTATAGAATCCATTTCTTCTTGCGTCTTCTTCAACTTGAGAAGTAAATTTAACGTTAACTGAATCAATACCTTCAATTGATTCTAAAATTGCAATGATATCTGATTTAGGTAAACGGTCTCTTCTTGTTATGCTAATTAAATATTCGCTAATTTTAGATCTTATTTCAGAGTATAACGTTTTTTTGTTATAACCTTCAAAATATCTTACTTTAACATCCATTCTAAATTTTTGTACTTTAGGTTCTACTATTTTAACTTCAGTAGTAACCATCTGTTGTCCGCTTTTTTCTAATAGATTTAATATTCCATTCTTTTCATCACTTGAGAAAAAGAACTCATCTAACCCTAGATTAAAATAATCTTTATTCTTTGTTAGTTTTTTCTTTGTATCTGGTAACATAAATAAATAAATCACATTGTCGTCATCTAAATATCCGTCTTCAGTTGTGTTATATGCATCTAAATAAGAGAACATTCCGTATCTTGAAAGAAAATGCTCATAAGAATTTGGAGTAGCTAAAATAAATGAATGAGACTGTAGAGGTGCAATTAACTTTGTTAATGCGATATCCTCAGGGTCTGCTCCCATTTTAGGAGTTACTGTAAATGAAGATTCTAATAATTGGTTTAAATCATGTTCTTCTCCTAAAGAATCAAATCCTTCAGTTACAAATTTAAAAGTTAAATCTTTAGAACCTGTGAGATTTCCTCCAGAACCATCTGTTACAATGTATTCTATATCAATACTTGCTCCTTCTTGCGGAATTGAACCAAAAGAACCATTACCAAAATAAACATCTAACCCTCCGTTGATTCCAGTTTTAACTAAATACCCTTTAGTACCAACCTTCATGTCATATAAAGAATCATATTTAGTCCATAATTCACTATTAACGCTTACTCTAACTGAGTGATGATCTGTTATGCCTTTTATTATAATGTTAAAAGATTGAAGTTTTTCTCCAGTAGCTGTTACTGTTTGGTTTTCAACTTTACCTTGAATAACTGGTATGTATATATAGTTTGAGTTACTTTTTTCAATTCTAAATTTATCAGCGTTTGTCTTTAAAATGTATTCTAATCCATTTGAAGAACATTTAATTGTAGAGTTTTTAGAAATATTTAATGCGTCACCTGCAATATCTGTAGATGCTGATGTGTTTAGTCTTATTTTTATTTCGCCATACGCACTTGCACCTCTAAAAGCGTCATGACCTGCTAGCCTTGATAATCCATAAATTGATTCTGGATTTTGTGCAGTTAAAATATTTTGCTCAACCGTAGAGTCTTCAATATAGAAGAAAATTAGTTTAGTTATTTCAGATAAAACATCAAGAATTTGAGAGAAAGGAGACGCAGTCGTAAACAACTCACTCGTTCTTCCATATAAACGAGCAATGTATGTTCTCGTATCTGAGATCATTTCATTAGCTTTAATTCTAGATGTATTTAAAAATTTAAATTCAGCCATTTGTTTTTTTTATAATTTTATATGTATACTCCTAATTGAAGTCGCGAATCAATAGTAATATCTAAAAACACTGCGTGTCTGTCTACTTCTTTTGCGTAATCAACTTGAATATCTACACTATATTTTTGAGCTAAAGGTGCGTATTGAGCTATTTGCTCATTAATTACTTTCTTTAGCTGGAAATCATTATATCTTAATTCATATACGTAATCTTCTAAACTTGCACCAAACTCTAAATCACCTAGAACATCTCCTTTTCTCGTGAAAAGTATTGTTTCTATTTGAGTCATTAACATAGAAAGCTCAGCGTCTTGCTGCAGCTTATCTGGGCTAAAATTTGGTTCTCCTATTTCTTTTACGTAAAACTCCATATATCTATATATACCACTAAGAATGCATCATCCAATCAGCACCTTCATCTGTTTTTATTTCTTCAATTACATTTTCTAATTCAGTTTCTCCTAAACCTTGAATAACATCAGCATTTACTTGAATATTTCCAGGTAATGTAAATCCGAATATAGAAAGCTTTTGTCCTAGCGAAACCTTTATTTTTGCTGCGCAATATCTAAAGAATGCTTCATCACTAAAAAGATTACACTCTGGAATAGTTTCATATACTTCTAATATAACATCTTTTTTAGGAGTATCTCCCATAAATTTTAACTGATGTGTTAATTGGTTATATTGAAAACTAATTGGATTCTCTAAAACTTGTCTTGCTAAGTCGTAAAAACTTTCATTAATAACATAGGCTTGCAAATTTTCAGCTGCTGCTGCAGTTCCAGCTCCACCATATAATCCTTGAGCCATCATTCTTTCCATTGCAAAATCACCGGTCGTGAAATTAATATCGTTTGTCATTCCCGATCTTGATCCTGTTTCAAATACACCGTAAACTGAATAAACTTCGTTTCCTTTGCTAGTGTCATCCATTCCAGGTAGTGTGATAGCTCTATTTTGTTTAAAATATTCTGAATCAAAAAGAGCAACTGGTAAAACTACAAAAGATTCTTTTACAGAATACTCATAATTTTTATAAAACCATTTTTTAGCTCTTTTTACAATGTTCTGAACTTCTTTCTTTGGAAGATTCATAGGGATCATACAAGACCCTGTAACTTCTTCTGCTAGTTCATTAACAAATTCATTAAAACAGTCACTCCCTAATTGAGGGTCTGCTAACCATGAATCGTCTCCTACAAATATATTACTCATTTTTATATGTACTTTATTTTATACTTCTTGATACAACACCTTTTCAGTGTTATCGAATTTAGCTGTTTTTTTATCGTATTTACCTTCTCTAAATATTCCGCCTTTCATACTTCCTTTAAATATTCCATTTGTTCCATATATATACGCATCATTTGCATGACAGCTTTTATGTATATATGAATTTTTAACTTTGGAAGAGTTTATCTGACAATTATCATAAAAATTACACTCATCAACATCAGATCCTTCTAATTGACATTGAAATAAATCAGAGTGAGAAACTTCTCCTCTAATATGGCAATTTATAAAATCATAATTATCTAATTCAACGCAATACGATAGCTTTCCATCTTTTACTTGAACCCTACCGGTATCAGTATCATAATTTATATGGCCTTTTGAAATCGCACCATGCGTAAATAATCGCATAACTTGTTCTTTTATATTTGCCCAGTAAATATCTACTATTTTATCTTCTTTATTTAAATCAACACTGAATTGAATATGTTTCCAATTTTTTTCAATTTCTCTCCAATTTCTTCTAGAATCTATAATTCTCTTATTATCTGCTAATATTTTTTTAAGTTCTAGTGCATTTAGATCTGTAAATCTTTTAGACTCTGTTGAATTCCATAATTGAACTAAAAAACTATCTAACATGTGTAATATAGTTGATGTCTTTTTTTCCCAATCGGCTCCACCAATATATCTAAATTCTAAATAATTACTATGTCTTTTTTCAAAGTTAATTCCATAGTATTTAGAATCGGGGTAAATAAAATTTTGTTGATTAATTGTTTTACCGTCAAAGAAATAAGTATCTTTGTTAGGTAAAATAAATTTAATAGATTTTGCGTATGCTGAATCTTTTCTTTCTGGAAAGAATTTAAAAACTTGATTTTCTTTAAAATCTAAAATAAACTTAAGAACGTTCATTTTAGATATTCTATTTTTATCTTCAATCTTATTTTTATCAAAAGAAATATTCAAATGTATTGAAGATCTATCATTAGTATATCCATTCTTTTCTATCCACGAACACACATTAATAATCATTAACCTCGCAGAATAATAAGGTACTGCACCGGTTACTAATTCCATTAACTTGGCGCCACCACTCATGTCTGGTTCTATTTTAAACTCATCAGAAGTTACAACAAAGTCACTATGTGCTTGTTCCTCTACTCTGATTTTTTTATTTAAAATCCCAGCAAGTTCTTTAGCAGTTTCCTCTATTGAAATATTTGAATAAAATTCAAATTCTACACCAACTAAGGCGTTTTTCAGTATTTCTGAATCATTAAATGTTTTCATCCGCGAATATATTCTAAACTTAAGTTAGTTTATATATTCGTATTATATTATCATAATACCCGGATTTAACTAATAACGTAAGGTTTATCCCATTTACCAATATGGACCCAAGTGTAGTAATCAGGTATCATTCCATAATCACCATCTTCAGTTGATGCTCCCTTTCCTTCGTTTAAAATTGGCATAATAACATCCATAACATCTGCAATTGATGGATTACTTTCATACTCTTCAGTATTTCTATTCCAAGTTTCAGCACGATAGTCATGATATTGGTTTAGCTGGGTATATTCAGTTCCAAAATCAGTAGGACCTGACATAATTGCAACTTTAATACCTGAATAATGTTCAGTTGTAATAGATAATTTGTACTGTGGAAGAGCTTCTTTAAGTGCTTTTCTTTTTGATTTTACTTGTTCTTTTGTGATGTAAGGCATCTTTATTTGTTTTTTAATTACTATACTAATATAAGCAAAAAAAACGACATAAAAAAATTTTATGCCGCTTTTTTTTAAAAAATATTAATTTTTTATAGTTTTAAAAAGATTTTTCTTGTCGAAGCATCTATTCTTGTAACCTTAACATTAATATCGTTACCTGGTTTGATATCTTCTACATCAATACCTTCAAGTTCTGAAATATGTAATAAACCTGCAACTCCTTTTTCAATGTCTACAAAGATTCCATAATCTTTAACAGCTTTAACTTTACCAATAACTTGGGTAGGCGCTTTAATTCGATCTTCAATACCTTCCCATAAATCAACAACAGGTTTAGCATCTAATTGAGTTAGAATGATTTTAGTTTCACTTACAATTTCTTTTATTTTGAAATTGATTGCATCACCAGGTTGTATCTCTCTAGCTTTGTGGGCCTTTAATAATTCAGGTGTTAAATCATTAACATGAATCATACCAGTTAAACACTCGTTAAATTCAACAAATACTCCATATTTCGCAGATCCTGTAACATTACCTGATAAATCTTGTGTAAGATTTTCTTTAAGGTCTGAAATCTTAGAAGGAATCATGGCTTTTAAATATTCTCTATGAGATACTACAATAGTTCCTCTCTTTTCTGAAAAACTAACAGGTACTACATACATCTCAGTTCCTACTATAGATTCAAAATCTGGAAGTTTATTAATTCCAGCCAAAGAACCTGGCATAAAACAATCTATACCTTGCACATTTACAATATAACCTCCGCCTGGTATCATATTAGCTACTTTACCAATATATGCAGTGTTTCCGTCTTTAATAGATTCCATTATCTCAGCAGCAACAGCAGTCTTAACTCCGGCTGAAATAGATCCTAAAACAAATCCTCTAGCTCCTCCCATTTGTAAAACCTGAATCTTAACTTCATTTCCTACGATAAAAGATTCTCTAATACTTGCTTCTTCTTTTAAGTAATTTACGTACACCATTTCTCTATACCCAATATCAACAGATACCCATTCAGTATTTACACTATAAATAGTACCAGTGTAGATCTCACCAGCCTCAATACTCATTTGTTGATTAGGTGTTTCTGCCTCGTGGCCCATTAAAATGTTTAAGAAATCTTGTGCGTAAGGATCCTTACATAAAACTTTCCAGCCATGTGGAATGTTTTTTAAATTCGTGTTTGCCTTTCTAGTTTGTGATGGACATCCAGCTTCATGCTCAGCCCAATTAAACTCTTCTGGCGGTACGTTAGCATTAGCTAAAACGCGATCTTCTTTTTTTTCAGTAGCAACTTCTGGTTGCATTGTTCCTGAAAGTCTTTTTCTTTTTTGTTTAACGTCTTGTGACATTTTTTTTAATTTAAGTGGTTAATAATAATTCTTTTTATATATTTGTTTTTTCTAGAACACTACGGGAACAAACCCGATCATAGGTATAGGAGAAGTTGGTGTTATAATTCCTCCTAAATATATGAATTTTAATTCTAATAAGTGCATACTACACGCAGCAGCGACTGCAGTTGCAACTGCTACTGAAGGAGGTCTGTGCATCCCTTTTAGTTTAAACTTTTTACCAGTGTTAAACGCTCTCCTTAATTTATTTGCTAATCCAGCTTGGTTACCATAATAAATAGGAACATATTTTCCTCCTAGAGGTGCCGGCGTATTACATGGCGGCACAGGTGGGCTTGCTTTCAAAGGCTGAATTGTTGTGCTTTTCCAATAGTCTATAATAGATTTAGCTAAATCATCATATCCGTCTTCTTCAGCAGGATCTTCTGCTAAATCTATATCTTTATTACTTACACAAGCAGTTACTCTATCAAACCATTTATCTTGTTCTTCATCATATTTATCTAATTTAGCTGATTTTCTTAGTCCTTCAACAACCGTGGTTTGTCCTCCAGCAAAAGGCATATCGTATACTTTATCATAAGTAAATGCGATGATTGCGGTAGGATCAAGCCATTTAGGTAAATCAATATCTAATTTCTCACTAACCTGCCATGTGTATTGATTTATTTTAGAGTTTTCAATAATTTCTTGTATATCAAACCTATTGTATATTATATTGCTGAATTGGCTTGCTACTCTTAGATCTCCATTTGCGCGAGCTTCTGCTATAACTTTATCTTTAACAACATCTGCTAAATCTTTTATTTTATCTTCTAAATCTTTTAATATAGTTCGTACCCACCCTGGATAATGAACGCCACTGAAGCTGTTAAAGCGCTTAACCCATTTATAAAAGTTTTCAGTTTCGTCATTTTGTAATAAAACACGCTCAGTTAAAGAGTTTAATAAATAATCCTTAACATCCTTATTACTAAGGTCTAGAGAATCCGTGTTTAATATATCTAATATCTTTGGAGTTGTATCTTGCTGGTCCGACTCGTCTTCTAGTGTGTTTACAATAACAGGTTCTCCTTTTTCTGAAATAGTAATTGTCACTTCTTTATTAATTACTTTAATTAAATTAAGATCTTCATCGTATACTTCTTTAAAAATATATTTATAATCTCCAGGCGTAGAAGATATACGAGTCGTAAATACGCCGTCATTTGCTCGTTCTATAGGTTGATCTTCTTCGTTTATAGAATATAAAAATTTATATTTACCAGATTCGTTAAAACCATATATAGTTAAAACCGCGAATAAATCAGGAGATCCTGCATCGATTAACTCTTGATCTTTTTCTAATTGATCACTTATTAATTCTTCAATATTAATTCCGCCAGTAAAATCTTTTTCATCAACAAAAGGATCAGGGCATAAAGATTCAAACAAAGAGAAAAATTGAAATTTATCATACGTATGTGTTTTTTCAGGTTTGCTATTTTCTCTATAATCAATAAATGTTATTTCTAAATCTCTATTTTGATTAATACAATCTTCTATTTCACAAGTTGTATTATTAGTATAATCAGGCACTACCGTAGGTTCGTTAAAATCTGCAAATTTAGGTAATTCAAATTTATCTTCAAAAGATACAGTTTCTTCGTTAAATATTTTATTGAAGGCTGCTACAAACCCTGTGTCTAAAATAGGTTTTTGACCAGATACATGTGTTTGTCCATAGGGAGATTGTGAAGTTTTAACAGCGTTAAAATATTCATTAGATAAAAATAGAGCCCACTCTTCAACTGAATCATACCCTTGACCTGACATTTTGTCAGATACGTTTTTAATAAATTTAGGCCACTGTGCAGGCATAATTATTTATTTTTTTGTTGATAGTTAATATGATTGTTCTTTGCTTGATTTATAAAAATAGGCGTCGGCGCTAATGGAGGCCCAGAAGGTCCTACACCAGTTGGATGAGTATGTGCCTTATAATCATCTAAAAAAGTATTTAACCAAGTTTCTAAAGATACTCCTCTAACAGCTGGTTCGCTTTCGTCAGCCCCAGCTTCTCCTTCATTTGATAAAAATATATTTCCAGAATCTAAGAATATCTTTTCATCTGTTGAAATCTTTATCATACCATCTTCGTCTATTTGAATAAGTGGTCTTTCTTTAGCTCCACTTCCTCTTGTGATTACTAACCCGTCGTCTTGTGAATGATATATTCTTAAGTTTCTTTCAGCGTCATACACTAAACTGATAACGTCCTGTGGTGCTGATGAAGATTCTAAAATATCTTCTTTTAATTCTTTGTTTTGATTAATGTGAAACCAATATTCTGGATGATATATGTTTCCGTTATCAAATCTAACTGCAACTATATCGCCAACTCTAGGGGTTGCATGTGAACCTGGTAAATCCCTATTCATAGGAGTTGCCCATGGAATAGCATCGTCTGGCAAGTTATCAAATTTACCATACACCTTGATTCTACACCTACCTAAATTTTTAGGATCTGTGTTATCGACAACTGCACCTAACCAGTGAGTTTCTCTAATATTATCTTTTTCAAGTTCTTCGCTATTCATCGTATACGCTTCCTAAAGAGTTTCTAGACGCAGTAGTAAGAGCATCTAATACAGTATCTGCACCTGCGGCAGATCCATGAATATTTTCGCCTATAGATTCTTTAATATTGTTAGTTATATCGCCAGTTGCATTATCTACACCAGTTATAAATTCTTTATAAATATTATTAATACTTCTATCTAATCTACCAATAGTCGCGTCCTTTGCAGCCGCTTTTAATTCTTGCATTTTTTCTAAACCTTGGTTTTTCAAATCACCAACTGCTCTATCGACAAACGCCTGTCCTTTTTCTTTCGCTTTATCTAATAACCAATCACCAACAGTATTTGGTGAAACTCCTTCTCCATCAGGAGATGGTGCTAAATTATCAGAACCAAATTCACTTGTTATTATACCATTTAAAACTCTAGATTCTACATTGTATAACACTTCATAATTAAATGCAATTTTACCAGTTGCAGGTGCTTCTGGAGATTTTTGTAAATCTGTAAATATCTCAACACCTTCTTTTATATCAAATTCACAATCCTTTAATGATATCATAAAATAAGGTCTACCCGAAACTCCAGATATTTCTTTATTTTTATCTTCTATACTTAAAGTTGGTTTAAAATTATCTGGAAACCCTCTAAGAGCATCTTTGTTTAAACCACCGATTTTAGGCTTTGCATTATCTTTAATTTTTCTAACTTCACTTACATAAATATAAATTCTAAATTTACGTAAATTGCTAGGAAGAATATAACTCCATTTTCTTTCATCAAATACAGCTTTTCTATAAAGATGCATTAATCCAGCTACAGGTAGATTTAAAGATTCTAATGTTGTAATTTCAATTCTTGCATCGTCTCCTCCCATATACGCATTTTCAGGATTATACTGTTGAGTTCTTTCTAAACCAGAAAGACTTTGCCAGTACCATGGCATTTCATTATTGATAGTTTTTAAAGCCTTTTTAAAATTTTGTAAATTTTCTAATCTTTCTTTATAAAACTCAGATTCAGTTGAATCGGCATTAGCCAATTTAGCTAGATAATTTTCAGCACTTAAAGATAATAGTGGTGAATTTATTTGATCTGTAAAATCAAAAAGCATAACAAAAGACAAGTATGTTGGATCTTGATACGGGTATCTAGATAACTTACTTTTCTTAAAATCTGATATTCTCTTAAAGTCTGACATATAACTATTTATCTTATTTTTTTCGCATGTTTTGGACGTTAGGATCTTGTTTCGATGGATCTAAAGCTGCTTTAGCTTCATTTACAACTCCACCCTCATCTAGTATTGGGTTTACACTAATTCTAGGTTCACCTCTATATACTTCAGCTCCACTTGCGTCAAATACAACTATTTGCAACGTATTACCAGTTATTAAGATTTCATATAAGTGTGGCGTTGGCTCTGGCGTAGGTTCCGGTGTAGGTTCCGGTGTAGGCTCTGGTGCCGGTTCTGGGGTTGGTTCAGGAGCCGGTTGAGGCGCTGGTTGAGGCGCTGGCTCAGGTGCAGGTTCTGAAATATTTTCAGGTATATTATTTATGCGACTTGGCCATTCTCTTCTGAGAAGTTTCATCTTTTGTACAGTTTTGCCTGTTTTCCTTGTATATACATAACTTATTTCTCCAACAATATAAAACCCACTTAAGAATTCATCAATTACCCCAACACCATCGTTTTCATTTCTACTACCGTCGGCTATTTCCTCTTTTTCTTTAGCCTCAAATCCTAATTCTTCTTTCTTGGTCTTTAAAGCAGCATCGGCCGCAGTTTTATCAGGAGTTTCTGAGTATATTGCAACTGGCAATTTTTGATATCTATATATAGCAGGATTCCATGTTGATAATTCAACTTCTAAAAAAACCTTATCAAGCTCTTGAAGATTTTGAACATTATGTAATCCTGCAAAGTTGTAATTTAAGTGTGTATTCGATGTTTCTGCATCACTATGTCTTCTGCCAACATACTTATATTTTATTTCTTGTTTGTATCTCTCCTCGTCCCTACGTCCTTTAAGAGGCTCATGTATGTCTTTAAGATTATTAGAAGATAAAGGCTCAACATCAAAGTTTACTAATCCAGTTTCCTCAGAATCATTCTCAAAAAATTGAAGAACTCTTTTATATCCGTTCTTTTTTACTATTTCCCCAGAATTGTTTTGTATTGCATATTTTGAAATATGTACATTAGTGCCGGCTGCTCCTGAAAAAGATGTTATTGCTAATGGGGATTTATCTATTAAATTAGTTTCATTAGTAGCTTCAGGTCCTAATGTGTCATTTATATTTTCGTCAAAAGAAGAAATAGCATCTTCAAAGTCTTCATCTGCATTTAATATAGAATTTAAATCTACGAAATTAAAATAATAATAAGGATCTACACAACATGTCACAAATGAATCTTCATTGACGTAAGAGTGTTTTACTAAATCCTCGATAGTGTCTTTAATTGGCTCATACGGCGTTATTAAATTCATTGAATCGTCGGTTAAATCTACATTTGAAGCTAAACCTAATTTAAGTTCAGTGGTTATTTTTTCTAAATGATCTAATGTAGTTCCTACTCCGTATGATTTACATTGTTCTGCATATAATCCTGGTATTTTCATCCTACCACTTAACGTATAAATAGCTCCTCCCATATTATTTGCTTCTGCAGATTTAGGAGGTGATATCACATCAACAATATCAAAATCCATTCTAATATCCTTATATATGTCTTTTGCTCTAGAAGCTATTCTTACGTTAATTACATCACCATCTCTTGGGTATGAATCAGCTGAAAATAAGGATTCTGAATCTATTATAGTTATGTTTATTGTCGGAGAAAACTCCGCTAAAGATATGTCAAAATGCTTAATGTCTGGTTTATTAAACCTATAACCATTAACAAATATTAAAGGAAACTCAACACCTAATTCTTGAGATGTATTGTTATCTCCAGGATTATCTCCCTCAGACTCTTTATAAGATTTAAATTTAAGCTTATCAAGTTCTATGGTTGGTTCTAATTTAGTTAAAATTTTACCCTGTACTGCCATATTAAATAGTAATTGTGCCTCCTTCTATATCCATATTCTTTTCTCCATCTTTAAGGATATTAGGTGGAAGTATTTCTTTAGATCCGTTTAATTTTTGTGATGCCTTTTGTTTTAAATATTCAATTCTGTTCTGATCTTTAACAGTTAATCTCTTACTATCCATAAATTGATCTTTAATAGGATGTGAGCTATCTGATTTATCTTGTGGTTTAATAGTTTTCCAATTCTTAAATGGAAGATCAGTATATGGTATATTAAGAACATCTCCTTCATTAATTGAAAATGGATTAGAAATGTTATTGAATTTTAATATTTGTTCAGAGTATGTTGTATTGTTATATACTCTATCGGCAATTAAATCAATTCTACCAACTTCATCAGCATGTACAGTGTATACTGTCATGGTTTTAACATTTTCATTAAATAGAACGCAAGGCTCAGTTAATCTGAGTTTATTATTTTTTACTTTTTTATTATCTATTGATTTCATATTATCCGTTTGCTAATTTTCTCAATTCTTTAACAATATTCGAGTTTTTGCCTTTGGTTTTACCATAAGCATCTACATCTGTTACTGCATTAATATCTACTGAGTCTGATGGTTGTATGTAGAATCTACCACGACCCAGGTTAAACATTGATTCAATTTCAGCTTTATCTCTTGGTCTTGCTGGTTTTAATTTAACAATTACTACCATTCTTTCCGGGAAATCATTAGGTCCCATAGCTCCTTCGAAATTCACTTCAGTATCAGTACATGCCATATTACCCATAACCGCAATAGGATTTAATGGATTACCAATAGTAACATGCCATTGTCCAGTTGAATCACCAGTTAAAAGAGACTGAACTGCTTGTCCTCCCTGTGGAGTATTAAACATTTTCATTAAACCACCTCCTAATAAATTTCCAAAAACTTTACCAATTCCATTCTTTTTTAAACCATCTTTTACATTGTCAAACATTTGAGTCAGACTAGCTCCTCTCCCACTCTTTGTAATATCTTGAAGAACAGTCTGCATAAAACCTCCAAAATCTCCATTTCTTATTTTTTCAATATCACCTAGCGGTTTAGTAATTGATCCATCTCCAATATATCTAACGGCCCCACCCCAAAAAGGAGCATTATTATATGTAAGAGCCAATATGTTTGCAAGTTGATCCATCATTAAAATTTTAGGATTTGATCCTCCAAGATCTCTTAGCTCATATTCAAACTTAAGACTAAATTCTTGATTAAATGTCATACCCTGTTCTCTCATTAAAACTTTATTAATTACATTGATAGGGCCAAACACGTGATTAGGATATGTATTAGTAAATGAATCATACCCTGCATTTGCGTCTGCTGATGCCGTTTCATAAGCGTCTTTACCCTGTGCTGCAGATGCTGCAGCTGATAATAACCTGTCTCCCGCGATTCTAGCTCCAAATGTACCCGATCTCGATTTTGTTTGAGATTGTAGTGTTTGGACTTTAGCCTCAGCTTCTTTCCAATTGAAACCATGTGAAAATTTCATAATATCTGATAGATTATTACCAGTAGATTCTCCCATCCAAGTAATAGCTCGAGCAATATCCGGTTGAGGTACACTCTCACCGCCCATACTTTTTGGAGATATAATATCATCAGGACATGGAAATGAAAATCTTCTTAAAGTAATCATCATGTTATTTGGTATTTTACCAAAATAACGTGTTAATGCAAAATCAGAATAACTATATGCATATCCATAATTATCGGCAATTCCTTCGGTCATTTGTATAATTTTAGATGCAGTTGGATTTGCTAATACACTCGGGTCAATTTTATTAAAATGCTTACTTGCACCACCGGCTTTACCACCTTCTGGGTTTAAAACACTTCCTCTAAAATCAACTAAAGAATATTTACTAAATAAAGAAAATGGTCTTGGACCTATTGTAATGTCTCCTCCGGTCGTTTTTCCGTCTAAACCGTCAGGAATTGTATGAGTGACTGACTCTTCTAAATTTGTATAAAATTTAGAGCCATCAGTACCTACATTTTCAACTGTAATATCCCCAGATACTCCTGCGATATTTAAGTTATTATCTAATTCTTGATTAGATTTTAAAGAGTTATTTGTATTTCTAGAAGTAAGTTGAGATTGAACCCCGTCAGGATTTTCTAAATCAACGTCAAAGCCGGCTGCCCTTTTAATAGAGTTTATCCCACCTTGAATTCCTTTACTGATTCCCTTTCCAACCGAATTAGTCGCACCTTTTATATTAAGTCCTGGCATGTAATTATATAATATTATTTAAACTAGTATTATATATATTCAGATTTATTCCTATGCTTTTAAGTTATCGTAATCTGGTCCTGTTGGTCTAAAAAGTAATTTATCGTAGTATTTTTTATTGGAAGGTGCTCTATCTCCTAAAAACTTTTTAAGATGAGCTTCAAATACTCCTTTGGATTCATAATAATATTGGCCTTTAGAATAAGAGGATCTTGTGGCTTTTTCATATAAATCTCTTAATTCTTTTTCAATTAAAAAATCTTGAATATTATTATATAACTCTGAAATCTGGTTATATGATTTGGTACACATAACTGAATCGACTACAATTGAATAGGTTTCAGCGTTCGCATCTAGATATTTAGTAAGTTCATCTTTAGTTTTAAATTTATCTCTATTAAATCTAAATTTAGTTGAACCTCCATCGAAATTTTTATCAAAGTTCATATCGAAGAAATACCTTTTTAAAAAATTAATGTCATCATAGAACTTAACTATTCTAATCTGATATTTAGGCATTGTCTCATCGAACTTAACGTCATATATAATTGCCCTTACCGGAAAAACTATATTTGAATATCTTGTGTTTGAAATTAAAGCGTGAATATATTCACCTTTACTAAAAAGTCTATGATTAACCATTATCTACAAACTTGACAAAATCAAACTTGCTTAAAATTGCTTTAGAAGGTATTTGATCCATGTTTAAAACATTTAAAACGAAGCTAATTTCTCTTTCAGTTATTGAATTTATTAAATCCTTTGTATTAGAAACTGTATCTATATTTAAGTTTTTAAACGAGTATACTACTGTTGTGATAGGTTTCTTTTCAGGATTAACTGCGTTTTTTAAAGATTGGATAATATTTAAACCTATGATAGAGTCTATTGGCTCCTCATTATAAGGATCTGCCTTTATAAGTTTATTTTTAATTATAGAATAATCTATGATACTTAATTGAGGATCTTCAATTGATCTTACGAACTTATTGAAATCTCTCTTTGATTTATACCAAACACATTCTATATTTAGATTACTATCCATTTTTCTTTTCTTGCAACTCTTTTATTTTGAGTTCCAAATTCTTTATTTTAAAATCAATTTCAGAGGGAGAAGCTTTATAATGTTCTCCCCAATCTGAATCAATTTGTATCTGTATTTTAGATTTAGAGTTTCCTAATTCTAGACCAACGTCTATACAAAGTTCTTCAATAAATTTAATTTTGTTCGATATACTATCAAACTCATATACTGTAGTAGATTCGTAAGTTTCTCCAGCACCGTTAATATTGTCATCAACCACTGATCTAATTACGCCATTATCTGCTAGTTGTAATTTAATTTCCTGCATTTTTTCTAGCTGCTAAAGATTGTTGAGCTTCTCTTCTTAATACATTTGCCTGTTTTTTATCAGCTCTATAAGTATCTTTATCTTTAATTGCAGTTATTGTCCATGCTTCTTCTAATTTAGAAATTTCATCAGAGTTATATCCGAAAGATTCCCAAGTTTCTTTTAATATATTTAATTTAGACATTAGTTGCTCTTCAATTGAGTCTAATCTTCTCTTTTCGTTTATACGTTCTGATTCTTTTCCGTCTTCAGCCATTTTAGTATACCATGCTATTCCTTGCTCTGAAAATCTACCGAACATGTTTTTTATTTTTAAAAAACCTGCTTGTCTAAATTGTTGTCTTTTTTGCTTTCTAGCGTATGATGATCCTTTTGCCATTTTTATAAATGTTTAATTGATTATAGTATATTTATACTTTTTATATTATGAGTAGTATTCTTTTAAGAATTCTACAATATTTCCTTTAATGTACTCTTGTAATTTATCTAATTCTATTTGAGAAAGGGCAACTGACATTATCTCGTCATTAAGATCCTCGTCTTCCATACTTTCAGATAACATAGAATGTAGAGCTGGTGTAGGAATGTTTAAATTGATTTGAATAGGAACACTAACTACATTTTTCTTACTCATTTTAGTAATCATCTTACCCATAATAGAAGGTTGGTGTTCTTGTTCTACAGAAATTTGCTGCGTAGGTACAGGCTCTTTATCTTCTATCTTGATTGATGGGGTTACAGTAGGAAATGGAATTACATCATTTTCTACTTTCTCTAGAAACTCACCAATAACATTGTTAAAAATTTGAGAACCATCTGTAAAATATGTAAACTTAGAATCTCTATGATCAACTGTAACTATTTTACCAAAGCTTTCTCCTTTTTTCCATTGGTATTTTTCTATATTATCTTTCACTTCTGCCATTTTATGAATTTATTATTATATCACTAAAATCGGTTTTGTTTATTTTATTGTTTTTTTGAAATTCTTCAATAAACTCAATTGATTCAGATGGACCTATAAGAGCATCTGGTGATGTTACATATATTTTATAAAACCAATTAGATCCTTTCTCTAATAGTGTCTTTTTTAATTCTTTAACCTCTGGTACGTATCTTTTATTAAATCCCATTAATTCCAAACATTTACTTGTTCAACAATAATACCAGCTTGTTGTAATAGTTCAACACCGCTCATATCTCTATAATCTTCTGTATAATATACCTTTGATATACCAGCTTGTATAATTAACTTTGCACATCCAAAACAAGGACATGTTGTCGTATATAGCTCTGCACCTTCGCAACTCATTGTTGATTTAGCAACTTTCATAATTGCATTTGATTCAGCATGTAAGACTGCTGGTTTTGTTATATTACCATCTTCACACACATTATTAAATCCATGTGGCATTCCATTATATCCGAAAGAAATAACTTGATGATCTTTTACGATAATACACCCTACCTTTCTTCTTTCAGCATAACTTAACTTTGCAAACTGATATGCGTTTTGCATGTAAATTATTTCAATAGGTAATCTTGGCATGTTTATTTGTTTTATTGATATATTATATCAATAAACGTAGAATAGTTTCTAAATAAAAAAAGCCTGGAAATATCCAGGCTTTATTAGAGAGTAAATTATATGTTATTAAGCTTCTTCAGCGTCATGTGCGCTATCAGATTCTTTCATTTCATTCATTTTATTCGTGTAAGACTCTATCATAGAATTACAAGCAGCTTCATAAGCTTCTACTGCGTATTCTTCTTTCATTTCTTTTAAAGATTTTGCAGCTAACGCAGCGATTAATGCAGCGTTTTCTTTCATATAAGATTCTACAGTGTGTTCGTCATGTGCATCGTCTTCGTAAGCTTTAGCTTCGTTTTTACAAGACTCATAAACTTCTGTTAACATTTCAGATACTGATTTGTGTGATTCTTCTTCAGCTTCAACCTCTTCAGATTCTTCAACAGCTTCTTCTTCAGTTGCTTCTTCTTCAACCTCTTCAGCTTCAACCTCTTCAGATTCTTCAACAGCTTCTTCTTCAGTTGCTTCTTCTTCAACCTCTTCAGCTTCAACCTCTTCAGATTCTTCTACTTTGTAAGTTTCTCCTTCGAATTCGAATTCTTTCTCACCAGCTTCTTTAGCTTTTCTAACTGCATCTCCAAAGGCGTTACCTTCTTTAACATCAGTTTCTTCAGTTTCTGTTAATTCCTTAACTTCGTCTCTTTCAGATTGTACAGTTTCTGCTTTAGCTTGTGCTTCTTCAGACCCTTTTTCATCTGGAGCTCCTAATTCAACAACGTCTTGTTGAATTTCTTCAGTTCTATCCATTTCAGATAAAAACTGTTCAAATGATTTTAATTTTGCCATAATATGTTAAAAATTATTGTTTTTTATTATTAGATTATATATCTATATTATATTGTTGATTTTTAATTCTTTTTTATAAGTATTTTTAGTTGAGATTTACCTGGTATAATTCTATGAATTGTTCCTTTCGGTATTTTAATATCAATCCCTGTAAGTAATGGAGTTGGTATCTCATTGTCATATTGAAATTTCCAATCGGAGTCTTCTAATACTTTAATAAGTCTATCTTCAGGATCACTGTGCCATTTATATAAGTGGTCTGGATATTTTTCTTTAAATTCTCTTATGATTTCATTTTCTGAAACGATTGTCTCTGTAAAAGGTAATGTCTGATCATCTATCATAGATATCATTTCATCCATTGTCATGTCTTTACATTTACATGATTTACATTTGCAATCTTTTTCTACCATGGTTGATCACTTTTTAAGCCAAGTTGTTTTCCAAATAATGTAGGCCCATAACATGCCCAGAATCCTGCTTTCATAGGATCCATTTTAGCTGCTTTATCACATCCATGTCTTGCCCAAAAACTAGCAGCCTTTCCAGGATCATCGTTTTTTACAGAAAGATTAGGATCTCCCCATTCTACTTTCTTTGCAAGAATGTTTCCTTCTTTATCTTTTCTTCCTCCGTCTCTATATACTATAAATTTCTTTTTACCTCCTCTTTCTGGAGAGTCTAATTTAACTTTAATAGTTTTACCGCCACGTGGAGTATATAATGCTGAAGTACCTACGTCTAAATTTTTAGCCATCCATCCTGAAGGACCTTTTAATATTATATTGTTTTTATCCCAGTATTGTTTTACTTCTTCAAACAATTTAGAATATGCATCACTTCCTAAACGAAAGAATGAATTAGTAAGATCTAATCCTTCTTCGATGTGAGCTTTTAATTCAGGTGAAACATTGTTCCAATCTTCAAATGTTTTTATAAACTTCATAGGTTATATATTCATTTAACTTAGGACTAATTCGTAGTCTTTTTGATATTTGATTAATGCAAGTTCTTTTGCTTTTACTTCTAGTTCAATATCTAGATCCATGTTATATGTTTCTATCTTTTCATAAACATAATCAGCATGTGCTCTGATAATAACACTAGCGTCTTCATGTAGCTTTTTGGATGATGAATAGTGACATAGTTGTCGAATTCCTTTTGGCCAAGTTTTTGAAGCAAGTCGAAGAGCATCTTCTTCAGGCATTGGATCTTCATAGCATCTATGGTGGTGATAATCAAAAGTAATTGGAGTACCTATTTGTTCATATATCTCGTATAGATCTTGAACTGAATACTGTGCTGGCTTGTCATCGTTTTCTAGAACAAGTCTTGCTTTTGCAGAATCACCAAGTCTTTTAAAGTTATCTATAAATCTTTGCTTTGCAGATTCTTTATCGCCGTATGAACCACCTACATGTATATTCATAGAATATGTGTGGTTTTGAGGTAGTCCCATCGTATCCATAATAAATGCATGTTGATTTAATTCTCGTATTGTAGTTTCAACAACCTTTTGAGTAGGGCTTGGTAATACACAAAACTGACCTGGGTGAAAACCAACTCTTTGATTATATGATTGTGCAAGAGTACCTGCGCCTTTTAATAAGTTTTTGATTGTTTTCCAATTAGGTAAATCAGTTAGCTCATACTCACTCATCCAAGGGAACATAGAACTAGACATACGATAGATATTGATACCTTTCTTTTTATTCCATTTAATAATTTCAATCATATCACGAACATTTGCTTCAGCTAATTCACCAGCGTATTTGATGCCTTTTGCTTGAAACGTTCGCTTGATCATAGATCTACCGATTTTGATACCTTCTTTTTCTTGTAATGTGAGATTGATACAACAGTACCCTAAATTTACTTGTGCCATATATTATATTTTACATTGTTTTTTTATTTTGTTTACGAATCTTTCTGCGTCACATGCTTCCTCGAGTGTCATTACATCTGTGTCTTGAAATAATAGACCTGAACCTGTGTTAACAAAAAGAAGATCTTTTCCTACGGTTTCTACAGAGTTTACTGAATGTACAGTCATGTCTTCTAAATAAACTATTTTGTCAGAGTTAATAATCCTATTAACTCGATCATCCATAGATAATTTCATATTTTTTAATATTCTTTTTCAAAAGTATACCAGTGATCTGCTGTTGCACAATCCATTAAAGCAGATTCTAAAACTGTAATAATATCTTTTGCTGTCATGTTGTTTACCTGTGCGTTCATCCACATTTCAGCTAAGTGTTTTTCTCCTTTAAATATATTAATTGAATAGTCCCATAAGCCGCTTGCCATTCTTGTTAAAATCTTATCATTGTCTTCTACTCTTGAACCAATATGCCAATTATCTTGTAATTGATCAGAGTCTTGTAGTTCCTCTAAGATTTGTTTTTTTGAAGCCATCATAAAATGTGTTTTCAAAAAGGCTGATAATGTTTGATAATTTTCTTGAGTTAAAAGCTGTGCTGCTCCGCCTGTAATTCCGTTACAAACTATTTCACTTGCATTGAATTTAAAATTTGTCATGTTTTACGTTTTTTTGTTATAGTTAAATATAAGCATAATAGTTGGGATAAAAAAACTTTTATGCATTTTTTTCGAATTATCTTTCTAAAATTACAACAGAACCAAATTCATCATCAAAAACCTTAATTAAGTTTTCATAATCTGAACTCATCATTCTGTCTAACATATCCTTGATATAAGACTCACTCATACCAACTTGCTTACCAAAACTTTTAGCATAACCCATAAGGGCAAATGCATTTCCATCTGGACCTGTCAGGTCGATTACAATTTCGGATTTAGTTTTTTTTGATCTAATCATAACTTTATCTGTTTTAATTATACTACTAATATAAACAAAAAAACCCAAACAAAAAAATGTTTGGGAATTTATTTTCAAAAGTTATTAACAATTTATTTCCAGAAAAGCTGTACACTTATTAAAGCAAATGCTAACACTAAGGAAATAGCTGTTTTAATATTTATTCCTTCTTTCATAAAATAATAAGTCATAAAAGTAAATATAAAAATACCGGTTGAAAAACCTATAAATCTACCTGGCCATAATAGTCCTTCATAATATGAAGCAACAAACGCAGTGGCTCTAATTAGAATATAACTTATAATTCCTCCAAAACCAAAACTAATTAACCATGGATTTTTCTTAAACCATGGCCAAATAAACTGTCCGTTTGTTTGAATCCAAATCAATGATTGCCCTAATGTAAAAAGAAGGGTCCCGATAATTAAATTACGCATTAGAATAATTGTCCTGTGGTTGTTAATATATGAGAAATAAAACTAGGCCTGTGATGTTCTGTTGGTCCTCCTTCTTTGATCGCAGTAATATGTTGTTTTGTTCCATATCCTTTATTTGAATTCCAACCATACTGTTCGAACTCTTCTATTTCGCTAAGTTTTTTCATTAATGCATCTCTTCCGGTTTTAGCCAATATTGATGCTGCAGCGATTGATGTATATTTATTATCTCCACCCACTATTGTTTTAAATGGTATACCTTCATATCCGTGGAATTGATCGCCATCTACTAATATAAAATCAAAATCATTTGAATTTTTATTTAATTCAAATAAAGAGTCGTTCATTCCTTTTAAAGTTGCTCTAAGAATATTTGTATTTTCTATTTGATTAATATCAATATGTACAACTGAATACGCTATAGCTGTTTCTATAACTATTTCTCTAGCTTCTTTGCGCTGAGACTCATTAAGTAATTTAGAATCTTTAATTAAAGGATGTGAAAATCCATGTGGCATTATAACTGCAGAAACTGTGACTGGTCCTGCAAGTGCTCCTCTACCTGCTTCGTCGATTCCTACCTCTAAAATACTGGAGTCGTTATTATAAGAACCTTTAAGTAAAATTTGTGTTGACATATTAAAACCTTTAGGTATTATACTAAAGATTTATCATTTGTTTCTACTCATTTTCTAATTTCCACTTGTCGTATCTCTTTACAACGTCCTTTAATATTTTTGCACGTACTATATCTTTTTCTGTGAAAATATGATTTCCAATACCTTTAATACCTTCCATCAAGTCAGTGAATTTTTCTAAACCTATATTGTTTTTTGCAATATCATATTGACTAACATCACCAGTAACAATAACCTTAGATCCTTTACCCATTCTCGTAACGAATAACATTAACTGCTTAAAGGTCGCGTTCTGGGCTTCATCTAAAATCATTAAAGAATCGTCAAACGTATCTCCTCTCATAAAGGCCATTGGTCTAAATTGTATAATTTCAGATTCTACTAATTGTTCTGTTGTTGCGTGTCCTATAATCTTATTTAGATTAGTTATATAAGATTGCATGTATGGATCTATTTTATCGCTAACATCCCCTGGTAAAAATCCTAATTTTTCACCAGCTTCTTGTATTGGTTTACAAAGAATTATGTTTTTAATTTTTTTATCTGCAAATAGCTTTAATGCAGCATAACAGGCCGTGAATGTTTTTGAAGTTCCTGCTGGCCCTTGGCAGAATGTTATGTCGTTCTCTAATATTTTTTGAACGTATTTTTGTTGTGATTGTCTTAATTGCACTCTGATATTTTCAGGTTTAACATTTATTTTGTTTCTATTTACCCTACTATTTTTATTGTCAGAATTATTGCTCATATTTTATTTTATTTTTAGTTACCTGCCATCATAACAAGTTCTCTTAATTTCATTAGCTTATCACACTTTTCATATTCTTCAAGTTTTTCGAAGTATTCAACAAGAATGTCTATGAAATCAGATCTTTGCCCGATACCATGTGGTATTTCAATAATGTCATTACCTTCTTTAAATACAATAAACCTATTCACGGTCTTTGTAAAATTTCTAGTAATGGTATAATAAGAAGATCTCATTAAAGAGTCTCTATCTTCTCCTAATATATCTTTCATTTCTTGTTAATGTTTTTAACGTAATGTATTATGTAATACTTTACTTTTTATATATACCCGGAACGGTTGAGAAACGTTCCAATCCAGTAAAAAAAATATAATGATATTATAATCTAAAGCTGCTAAGAATTGTCTTCAGATTTCTTTTGAATATACTTTGCTTTTTGAATTTTTCTGCGTTTGGTGACAGATGGTTTTGTATATTCTTTCTTTTCGTTGATTGCTTGTCTTTGCTTAGTTCTGTTTACCTTATATTTATAAGATTTAAGAGCTTGTTCGATATTTCCTTTTTTAACCTCTATCTTTAGCATTGTATTTTATCGATGATTTTTTTAATATTAGAACACTTTTCATATTCTTCACAGCTTACGAAAAAATCTATTATATTATTAAGAGCTTCTACTTTTTCGCTTGGAGAAGTATCACTTCCTATTGCTCTATCTTCATTACTCATAATCGCGTTATAGATCATATTCATCATAGTAACCTTTGAATTTTCTTGTAAACTCTCAAGGTTGCAGTTGCTTTCTTCTGAAAAATCTGGAAAATCTTCTAAACTATCCATTATTTAATTCTTTAATTTTTTTAATATGTTCTAATTGCTCATCAGTCATTGTTATTTTTGAAGATCTTAGCTTAATCATCAAATTACCATACTGATTAGTATTATATATCGGAAATCCCATGCCCTTTATTCTTAAAACTTTATTTTCTTGAGAATTTTTTGGAACTTTAATTTTAACATCATTAAACCCTGTATTGATTTCAAAAACACCTCCTAATAATAAATCATAAAATGGAAGTTCATAATCTAACCATATATCTCCATTAGTAACTATTATATTAGGATCAGGCATTATGTTTATTATTATAATAGCATCTCCAGACGGTGCGGAAGAATTAACAGGGTGTGGCATTCCTTTTCCTTTAACTCTTAATTTAGCGTTTTCATGAATGCCTTTTGGAATTTTAATATTGAATTGTTGGTTTGAAGTCTCTACATATTTAGTAGTACCATGATAAACTTCTAATAGAGATAATCTTATTCTAATAGTAACATCATTTCCTTTAGCCTGCTGTCCGAACGCATTGTCAAACATACTTGAGAAATCACCGTTAAATTTACTGAAAATGTCTGAAAAGCCAGAATTAGAAAAAGAATTAATAGAATCATATTCTTTTCTTTTTTTAGAATCTCCTAAAGTTTCATAAGCATCTGCAATTTCTTTGAATCTGGAATCATCACCATTATTTTTATCAGGATGATGTTTCTTTGCTAATTTTCTATAAGCCTTTTTTATGTCGTCCTGTGAAGATTTTTTATCTACACCAAGTACACTATAAGGATCCATCTCTAAATGTTTTTACTAGATTTGCTAGGCTTAGAGTTTTTATTTTTACGAAGAGTTTCGTTTATTTCTCTTTTTTGCTTATTCTTCATAAGTATAACTATTTCTTCTAGTGAATTAGCTATTCTTTCTAATTGTTTTTCTTCCATGCTTAATATTTTAATATTATATTATATATCCATTAAATACTAACGTGTTCTTCTAATGTGTCTAGTACTTTTTTTAATCCTGCACATTTTTCGTATTCTTCAAGATCTTCAAAATATTGCATAGTTTCTTGAATAAGCTTTTGAATTATATCAATATTGTTTGTAGTTTCAGGATCGACTCCTTGGTTAACTATAGCATTATAGTTAGCACGAGCTAATTTATCCTTTAAAAGCTCTAGATGTTCATCCATCTCAGATGGCATAAAATCGTCATGTTCTTCTGAGTTAAAATCTTCAAATTCGTCTTCGTACATATTATATGGTTTTAATTATAGTACTAATATAAGCAAAATAAACGACATAAAAAAATATTTGTGCATTTATTTTAAAAATAATTATAATCCAAAGGCTTCATTAGGAGAAATTCCTTTGATAACGTTCTCTTTAGGAATATCGGGTGGATCTACGTATGTCGGTTTTTTATATGTAGTTTCTTTAGGTTTTTTTGCATGGCTTTTGAGCATTTCAGGTCTGTTTTCTAAAACCCAGTTAATGTACCTTCGATCTTTAGCGTATATTTCTCCAATAGTATATCCAGCATATTTACCAGATCTAAGTATTTGATTTATATTCATATTTTTACTCTAACTGCCTTTAACTTAATCTCATCTATTTCTTTTTGAATAGCGTCACTTCCTTGTTTTAAAATAATCTCATAATGCATTCCAATATTATTATCATGGTTTTCTTTACTCATTTTTTTAGCATATAACTTGTATCTATTCGATACATAATCTGCTCCTAAATATTTATAATGTAGCATTTTAAGAGGTTTAGAATTAAATGTGTCTAATATTTCCCACATCTTTTGCCATTTTCCCCAAACATGTTCTTTATATTCTCCAATAGGTCTAATATCTTCCGGTACTGGATGCCAAAAAGAACCTAAATTAAGATTGGGATCTAATTCATGTGCACCTTCAACCCAATTAACGTCGTCTATTACATTTAAATTGATTATCATAGGTTTAGTATACCATGGACTAGGTTCTCCCCACTGAACATAATCATAAAGTTGACCTTCTAAATCCTTAGGAAAATCATCTGAAATCATTTGAAAACCTGCAGGATAAAATACACTACAATCTTTGTTGTCATTTAAAAAAGATCTTATATCTTTATGAAAAACAAACTCATCACAATCGCATAATATTACAAAGTCAGCATTCCCTTTAGCGTTCTTTAAGCTATTTCTCTTTAATTCAATATGAACATAGTCATTAAACTCTTCTCCACTGTCAAAAGGTACAACTTCTACAAGATCCCCATACGATTCTGCGATCATTCTCGTTGAATCTGTTGACATATTGTCGTATACTATTATTTTATCACAAAATGTAGAATAGTGTCTTAGGTAATAAGGTAACATCAATTCCTCATTCCATGCTATGACGTAGGCCCATACTTTCATAAAATTGGCATATTTGACATTTTTAACATGACATTCATCGTCGCTAAAACATCTCCTTCACAATAATTTTTAATATCTTCAAG